CTTGAGACGCTAATTTAATTTCACGTCTAGTCTGTGATATTTCTTTTATCCAGTATTGTGTGCCAAACTGAGAGTTAAATAGTTTCTTATAAAAGTTATATTGAACTGTTAAATTCCCTCTATTATAACCACGGTTACGAAGATCTTTTTCTGGCTCTAATGTAAGAGCTGAATAAGTGTTGTTCTGTGGATTGTTTAATAAAAATGGGTAATAATCGAATGCGTCGTAGTCAACATCTATAAGAGTTCCTTGTTGATCATATATGTAAAGTTCTATATAGTCACCATCTGCTCCAAAACTGGAGTTAATAAAATTAGCTGTAACTAACGACCTATCTAATGGAGTTAATTCAACAGGCTGTTTACCTTCACCAGAATATGTTATGTTAACTAATTCCATTATAGTAGGCTATTAATATCTGTAAACGATTGGTTCAAATCTAATAATTGTTGACGAAGTGAATTGATCTCTTCGATTAGGGCTTGTTTTTCTGCATCTATTACTGATCCTCCTATATATTGTTGACTTTGTTCAACAAGATAAGTATGTGAGTTAATAGATCCTGAAACAGGTATTTCAAAGAATAGATCTTGATAATATTCAAAAAACTGGTCTACTGTAACTGTAGGAGTTGTTTCTACAACTACAGGTTGTAATAATTCTTCAAATTCAGTATCTACAGCTTTTGTATAGGTGTTTATACCGTAAATCTCTTTAACTAGATCGATATTTGCCATTATCTAACTACTTTAAAAATAAGGTTATTATCTACTTCAAAAGATTCTCCATCTGCTAAAGTTGTTCTAATAAGCACCTTATAATATCTTTCTGGCTCTAAACCATTCATATACATATCAAAATAACTACTTGTACCATCACAACTAACTTTTGTATACGAAGTGTCAAAATCAATTACCATATCTTCTGTCTTGACGTCTTGCAAAGCCCAATATGAAGTTTGAGGTAGCGCCTTATTAGTTGTATATAAAGAAGCTGTAGTAAATGTTCTTACAGGGTATTTATCTCTAGCATTGATTCTAAACTTATACCTATCAGTACCGTATTTGTAGGTATCTGTATTATTTGCTAGAGTTATAACTGTGTTAGAGTTATTAATAACACTTAAGCTACCAGTAGAGAATGAACTATTATCCCACTTCATTTCTATAGTAGGAGGATATATTGTATGAGTGTCTACTGAGAAGAAACTAAGTGCAATATAACTATCAGGATTATTTTCTACAGCTTGAGGATGTTTGACTATAAACCCAGCATTCAACGATCCACTAAACCACGTATCAACTATAGGTGTAACATTAACATCGATATCTTTATTTGCTTTATAATCAAAAGACTGGCTTACAAAAGAACCAGTCCAGTTACCTCCACCAGGAGTTAAATAGTATGATGCACCAGGCCAATTATTAGATGCACTAACAAATGATCCTGTATTGTACCAGCAAACTCCATTTCTTGTTTGAGGATTATCTGCTAACTTACCGGTGCCCATTGACCAAGAAGAAGATACCGCAGCTATTTCTATACTATATGACGTGGTTAAATTTTCTGCATTAGCAAGATATAATCTTAAATTAGTCTGCCACGAACCAGTTGTAAATGTTTTTATTTTGTCTATGTCTGTATTGCTAAATAATACAAGAGACCTTCTTAAATTATCTTGTAATAGTGGTTCAGAAGGAACCGGATCTACAAAATAGTTAAGTGGCTGACTATTATTTTTTACACTAACCTCTAGTATCTCATCTAGCCCTGTATTTCTAGCAGGTTGATTAGAGTATAAGGAAGCATCAGCTGAAGCAAATATTTTATATACGGCCATTTTTCTACTTTTATAATGTTACGACTCTACCTTGTATGTCTTGGTTTAAATATTTAACTTCGAATATTGATGGGTCAAGTGAAGGATAGATCACACCATTTAATGTGCCAGCAGAGATATCGTAAGCGTACTTAGAATAACCGTTGGCTTCACCAGTTTTATTTACTATACTAACTGTCTTTACAGTTTGTACTCCTTCAACTTGATCTAATATTGTATAAATGTCACCTAAGATAATAGGCTCATTAATCTGCCAGTTATCTATATTGAAATAATCTTGTAGTGCTAATATTGATCTAGCAATAACATCTTGGCTAGTATAGTTAGGTCTAATTATTACTTCAAAATTACAGCCGATGTTAATGATATATCCTGGCTTTATATTCACAGCATCAGTTAACATTCTATAATCCTTTAAATAGGTTTGAATGTTTTGTAGTATTGCTGGTGAAGGAACATCTAATTGACCTTGACTATTTAATCCTAACACATATAAACTGATTGATAGAGGATCTCTTTGCCCTGGGTCTTGATTCATATAGTTTCTAAATGTAGCATCATCTTTTGTAAGATACGCTTTTGCTACTTCACCATATTGAGCAGGCATAGACATCACTCTAGCAAGATAGTCTTCTTGAGTCACAGCACGAAGCTGAGTTGGATATTCTGCTGCTATATTGAACCTTAGTTGTTCTACAGAATCACCATCACCACCGCCTGCAGCAGGTTCTGGGTTATTAACAACTATTGTATTTTGATAAGTCGTATTTCCAGATACAGTATAAGATACTAATTCAGTTAGTTGACCTGTTAATACATTTGCAGAAGCCCCACCACCAACTAGGTATTGGAATGTGATAGACGTGTTTTTTGGAGCAAGACCATAAGTTTGTGTAGTTACAAAGTTAGTTGGGTCAAATGAGCTAGATAGTGTACTTAAACCACCTCCAGTTAAACCTACACTTACTGTATTAGGGTTCGGTATTACAGCAGTATCTGCTACAGAATTTATACCTGGCCCAAACTCAATATCTAATGATCCATCAACTCTGAACCTAGAAACATAACGTGTAGGTACAGTTAATTTTTGTATCATGTAAGGCACCTGATTCTGGTATTGGTATAAGCTAGGATAGTTAGCTGCTGTATTTTGTACAGGCTTTAATATATAATCTTGAGCTAGATATGGTACTTCATACCAAGTATTACCATTAGAGTCTTTTGATTCTAAAATTGTAATGATACTACTGTCTTGTAGATTGATTGTAGCAAATCTTTGAGCTGATCCGAAAGAAAACGTCTGGGTTTTAACCTGGCCGGATATAGCTTGTACGCTCTTCTTTAGAAGGTAAGACGTAGGTACATTTGAACCGTTAATAGTATAGACTTCTACAACAGTCGGGTCATATGAAGAGGAGGTTGTAAAGTCAACCTTTTGTGGTATATAAAATAATACTGAACTATCTACATTTGACTTAACTTGCATGCCTTGTTCGATGGTCATTGCATAAGAAAAGTCTGGAGATGTACTAGGACCAACTGTTATAGAAGGCACCTGTTGATAAACATCTAACATAACTGTAGCAGCAGAAGTTACCTTTGGTCTATAACCTAACATGTAGGCCATAGTATATAAGTTACCTTTCTGCTTAGAATATTGTAAATATGTCTCTTGAATCTGATTGTCTAAATAGAATGACAAAACGTCTCCTACATAAGAAGCCATTTCAATAAACATGCTACCAGGAGAAGCCTGAGTAAAGTCATTATAGACTGTAGGGTAGTAAGCCTTTGCGTACTCGATCAAATCAGACCTGAACGAGGTAAAGTCTTTATTAAGGTATTTTATGTCTACTTGATTCAGCATCTTTAGAAGTTTTGGATAGTCATTGTAACAGAGTCGTTCTCATTTGATCTTAATAGGCGATAACTGAATTGTATGTTTATAGAATTGTAGTCAGGGTTGCCAATTATTTCTAGAGTAACAATCTGTACATTTGGAAAGTTAGCCTCTATTTGGGTCCTGATTGATTCTTTAATATCTTCAAACGTAGCCTGGTCTATTGGTTCAAATAGTCTGGCTCTAAGACCTGCTCCAAAAGTAGGGTTAAAAGGCCTTTCTCTTGGATCAGTTAGTAGAAAGTTGATCAAGTTATACTTAGTCTGATCTTTGGTGGTATATACGGTAGAAAATACATTCTCAGCATCAAACGGGATCTTGACACCGACTCCTGTCGATGGTCTAAGGTCTACTACTGATATTTTCTTTAATCCGTATGCCATTAGATTTCACCTCTTTCTTTTAACTTACTCATTAGACCAGTAAAATCTGGTACTTCATTAATCTGGACAGCATTTATGTTTGAACTAGGTCTAGCAGTACCAAGCATACCTTCAACAGACCCTACAGTTACTTGACTTGGTTGGAATGCCATGGCTGGGTGTACATCAGCCGAGGTCATAGAGAAGTCTTCATTCAACATGTTTTTGGCAGTATCATTCAAGAAGGCTGCCATAGGGTTATTAGAAGCAAACTTTATTTGAGGCCTACTAGCCTGGGTATTTAATGTACCAGGTATTTTAGCCTTAATCTGTTCTTGAAGTGCCTTTTTAGGGTCTTTTACTACTGGGGCTTGACCTTCCTTCAATAGTTTAGGTAGTTCTTCTTTCAGGACAGCTCTTAATTCCTCACGGATTAGCTTTCTTAGTGCATCAATTTGTGCCATATCTTATAAATATTTTGTGTTGTATATTTTATCCTTGTCTTAGCTGTTGGATCTGTTTTTCTGCCTCTTTTATCTTTTGAGTTCTATCTCTTATGATAATTAGACCGGCAAAACCTTGAGTGGCGGCTAGAGCAATCTCTTTTTTCCATCCAGAGATCTTATCTTCTAGGTTTTGTATTTTTAATTTATTAACATCAGAGGCTTGCTGCTTTACTATTCCAGAAGAAAACCTACCTCCTGGATCTGTAGACTTTAGGTTTCCTCCTAGTGAGCTAGCATTTTTAATCATCTTCTCTCTAACTCTTCTTCTTAATGCCCTACCTCCTGGAAGGTTATTGACAAATGTACCTATGCCTAATTCATCTTCTTGGTCTGACAAGCTTTCAATATCTTGGTCAGTTAACTCTATATTGTTTAGGTCTATTTCATCGTCTCCTAGGAATTTGGCAGCCTCTAGTATAGTAACCTGATCTTCTGAATTTATACCTTCTAACCCTGTTGTGACTAGCCCTTTAGAAACTAGTAGGACTTTTACTTCATTTATTATTATTAGGTCTAAAGAAGCAAATGTAGGTGTAGTCTGAACTACAACATAGTTGTTAGAATCAGTTGCAATACCGTATCTTCTTTTTAGGTTAATGCCTTCATCTACTACCTGTTCTGTTACTATTTGAATCGTATATTTTCCAAACCTAGATTCAGCTTGTTGTTGTTGATTATTGTATTGATCAAGGAACTTTTGTAGCTGATTTGCTGTATTGGTCAAACTAGCCAAAGATCCTTTGATTTCAACTATGAGGTTCTCATTTTTGTTAGTACAATTTTCTAAGTTTAGAAGTATAACTTGGAGTCTAGAGATAATACCTTGGATGGCAATTACTAAACTAGTACATAATATAGCAGCTAGGTTAAGAACAGCAGAAATTTGTTCTAGTCTCTTGATTAGTTTCTTTTCACCTTTCTCTTTTAGCTTATCTCTATATCTGTCTGCAAATTTAGTGGTTACACCTACTGTTGTATAAACGTTTGGAACTGGTATTGCTAAGAAGAAAGCGCTAATTATATTATATATTCTGATTAGTAGAATGCATATCTTGATTATAATTTGAAGGGTGTTTATAAACCCTAATACTTTTTGCGCTACTGTATTAATATCGTTGGTCGCTTTAACCACAGATTTTAAAACTCTAGTAGCAACATCAGGATTAATGATAATCTTAGATAAGTCTTCTAACTCTTTTTGTATGTTTAGATTGAGAGAACTGTCTATAAGCCCTATAGCATTTTTTGGGTTGTTTAACCCTTGAATAATAATACAATACTGCCTAACTTTGTCTACAAATTCTATTAGTCTCTGTACTTCATTAGAAGGAATTTCTCTAACATCAGTATATCTGTTAAAAACGCCAAATGCATTTTGTAGAAAGTTACTCGCTACAGATAATTGAGGAAAATTCTCTTTTAGTTGAGGGTCGTTTATTCCTTCTGTTGGGCTTAATATAGTGCTAGAAAATGCTGAATTGATTTGCTGCATTAATAAGAACAAACCAACTTTACTTTCAGGGTTATTATTATCTAAATAGTCTCTATAATAATCGTCAATAAACTGTTGTACATCATAAGCCGCTTTCTGGATCTGCCATTTTTTTCTCTGCACTGGCTCGTTTACCGGAGGTGGATTAGTAGGATCAAAAGGAGTCCCATCTGGTACTTGGTTTAATGCATAGTTAAGTACATTACAAAAGTCTACAGAAGCGATACCTCCTAATAGGTTGATAATACCTTTATTCAATAGTCTTTTTAATAAGGTAGTAGCTTCTTTACCTGTATTGTATTTACCGTATAGTATTTCATTTACCTTTCCTTGAACCTTTATAAGGAACCTGGCAGTTACACCAATTGCTTTTTCTAAACCTACAGCAGTAGTTGTGTTAATGTTAAGTTTATCATTACCAAACCTAACCCAGCCTGCTTTAAATTTATCAGCTCCAACTTTATTGACGGCTTGAATTCCTTTTATAGTTTGCGGATCTAGTGTAAAATTAGAAATTGCCATGGCTATCTAGTGAATGTATTTTTAGACAATATTTGTGATTGGCCAGGTGCTAGTTCTTGATTTAGTCTAGAAACAGCTTGAGCTAGTAATGTTCCAGCAGAATTTATATTTTGCATAGTAGCCCCTAATTTAGACTCAGAAGACTGAGCTAGTAATATAGCAACACCATTTAAAGCGTCTAATAGTGATATTAACTTTTGATTGAGTGTGTTTCCTAATACTACTGGTTCTCCTAAAGACTCTGCTTTATTTCCTAATTCAATAACAGGAGCTGCAATTATAACTTTGTTACTAGCATCTAGGTTAATTGTATTAGTAGAAGATAATCCTACAGCTTTTTTACCAAATAAGAATATAGCATCATTCTTTGCATGAAGAGTGACTCTTTCACTAGTCAAGATAATTTGATTACCTTTATATGGAAAAACTGGTTTATATGTTTTAATTTCTGCCATTATCCTATACTTGATTTATCTTGTACAGACGGAGCTAATATCTCATTTGATAGAGGGCGAGGAGGCACTCTTAAAGTAGGTTGAGATATTGGACTAATAGGAAAAGAGAATGAGTTAAGAGGAAAGTTGTTTATATCCTCTAAAAATATCTCTTGTGTGCTAGTCATGTAGATAGCAGATCCATCTTTATTTATATTCTCTACTATGTTATTAAATTTCAAAGATGCGTTTTCTTGCCTTTGACTATTTAGTATGATAGTTATAGGGTCACCATTCTTTCCAGAATTAGACCACGTATTATCTCTTTTTAAAGCAGGCACAGTCGACCCTAATCTTATAGATTGGCCGAATCTTCCTTGCACTATAGTGTCTCCTTCAAAAGGCTGTAAATTTCTTACTTGAGTATTTTCTTGAAAAGTGTACCCTAATGGAAGTGAAGATCCTGATACAGCATTTCCAGAATAGCCCTGTATATTTTTATACTGTTTTAGAAAGTCAGAATACTCTGCCATGTTTGGAAAGGCTCCATGATTAGATCTATTCCATATACTATAAGGAGGAAAATAAAAAAATTGTTGTTTAGAAGCCCCGTCATTTAACTTTTCTGTAGGGCCTGCAAATATCAACACTATTTCATTTACTATAGGGTATTGTCTAACAAAATTAAACATTGGATATGCAGGCTCAGATACCTCTTGAGACTTGGAAGTGCTTAAAGTAGAATATAAAATTTCATATTTTATCTTTCCAATATCGAAAGGGCTGCCCCAGTCTGGGTCACGCTCTCCTGTAAATCCTTTATAAGGGCCTAATACAATGGACTTAACCCTGCCTATCTGAAAATATTGGCCACCATATTGGCCATTATCAGAATCTAAATTTGGACCAAATATATATCCGTTAGACATTATGCTTGAGGTAGTTGTTTAGGATCTTTGATCTTAATGTTGCTTACTTCAGAAAACAACTGCTCGATGTCCTTTTCTGTTAAGATACCAGAATCTTCAACTCCGTCTTTCTTGGATTCTGCAGATGCTTTTTGGAATAATTGAAGGAGTTTCATGAGCACCTCATCATTCTTTAGGCTAGAGTCCATGAAGCCCTTTAATAGTGGCACCAGGACAATAGCATCTCCAGGAGTCTCGATCATATCAGCAAGTCTCATGATCTCTTGCTTG